GACGAAAACTGTATGTTCCCATTCCATTTTGGTTCTCTACAAATCCAGGTTTAGCTTTACCTTTGATTGCACTTCAATATCACGAGATAACTTTAGAAATTGAATGTAGACCAATAACAGAATTATACACAATTATCGAAACTAAAAGTGGAGGTTCGATTCCTAAAGGAGCAAGGACAGCTCCTACAAGTGATGAACATCATCATATTGGTAATTTTATAACTGGTGTACAATCGAATAGTTTTCGAGACAATATAGATCTGTCAGATGGCCCTACGAATATTCAGGGATGGAATATGGATACACATTTATTGGTGAATTATATATTTTTAGATAAAGACGAAAGAACAAAATTCGCAAAAAATAATCATGAGTATTTGATAGAGCAAGTATATCGTCAGGATTTTACTGGAGTCATCGGAACAGCCACTTTAAATTTACAATTCCAACATCCAGTTAAATATATAGTATGGTGCGGTCAAAGAAATGACGTTGCTAGAAAATTAAATCGACACAATAATTATACAAATTGGGAGGATGAATATATTCCACCAGGTACAAATGCATATTGTCGTCTTTTAGGATTTGATAATGAGGACCCCCTATATTATAAGACAGATACAAATGGGGAACTAATATATGAAAACAATGAACTTATTCCATTAGACAATGATACAACTGCTAAAAGTGTAGCCTTACTACCAACAAAATTTAATTTCGATTCTTGGAGAGAAGATGCGATTAAATCAAGTCGATTATTATTTGATGGAGTCGAAAGGTATTCTTCACGAGACAGTGTATTTTTTAGGTACGTACAACCTTATCAACATAATATAAAAACTTCTGACAAGAGTGGTATATATTTATATTCATTCGCACTTGAGCCATCAAGATATCAACCATCAGGATGTTGTAATATGTCTCGTATTTCAAATTTACAAATAGAATTGGAAATGTGTGATATTGTACCAAATTCCGATAATTTTGAGACGTATGATTATAATGTGTTTGTTTATGCTGTAAATTACAATTTATTGCGTATTGTTGGTGGTATGGCCGGCCTTGCTTTTTCAAATTAATTAACTTATATTATATTATAATGACTTGTGTTACAGAGACTGCATTAAAATGTATATTGTTTGTAACTTTAGTATTTTTTATAATACAGGTGTATACATTAGAAGAGAAGTTTAATCCATGGAATAAATACGGAACTGCGACTGTTTTACACGAACAAGCATCAAAAAGAACCGGTACAACTAGACTAGAATATGATTATGTTTCCAAGCCTTTTCCATATAAAAATAGACCAGTTACAAATAAAAACTTTAAAAAACCAATATCTCCGATTACTATGAGACAAATCGCTTTAAGAAAACATTATTTGAATAGAGGTAATGGTTTAAACATTGTTTAAATTTTATCAATTTTACTAAAAGCTCCAGTTGCTTCAGAGGTTAACGAAAATACTCCAGAATCTTTACTAAGAATTTTTGAACAATTATGATTTCCTGGTGAATAATGGTTTAAACAATATTTATTACCACATGTACACTCTAACATCACCAACTTCTTTTTTTTACAGTAAGCACATTTTTGGGATTTATTTTCAAGTGCGGGTTTATTTTCATTACTCATGTTAATAATAGTTACAATACATATTTATATTTGCTCCTCATTTTTATTATAAAGTATCTTTCAAAAGAAATAAACCATACACATATAATTTCTCATTTTCTGGACATTTACCAATAATATTATTAAAATATTCATCTTTTATTGTATTTCCACTATCCATTTTACGCCATTTATGTTGATTTATTCTTGAGTATGCGACATAATGACCAGCATCATCAATATCTTGACCCATTTCTTTCACTTCTAAACAATCATCTGTTAAAACGAATGAAATACATATATAGTTTTCTTTATATTGTAAAAATTCACAAAGTTCTTTTGTTGTATTTATATATCCAAAATCAGATTCCAACTTTAATTTGCCCGCTGGGCCACC